TGGTTCTACTGGTGGTAAAGATAATTCAGATCTTACTGGTGCAGCTGGAGGATCTGGTATAGTAATAATAAGGTATAAATTTCAATAATTATGGCAAGTAAAATTAAAGTAGATAATATAACAGACCAAGACAATAATGCAGTTATTACTAGATGTGGTTCAACTCATACTGTAACTGCTGAGGTTTATAAAGCAGACACAATTAAAGATACAAGTGATAATACTTATTTAGCAAAATGTGGTACTGCAATAACACTTGGAGGTGGTAGTGATACTACTACTGTTCCTGGTGCTGCGGTTGTTACTGGAAATGTAACTGGAGCAAATTTAATTTCTTCAGGTAACGTAGTAAAATCTAACGCTTATCAAGCATCTGACGGTGGAAGTATAATTTCACAATCTGGAACTACAATTACAATAGGTGCATCTGGAGACACAGTATCTTTAGCTAGTGGTGCGTCACAATCTGGATTTGGTAGATCGGGTTCTGTTGATTGGGAGACCACTGCAAAAACTGGAGATTTTACAGCATCAAATGGTGAAGGTTATTTTGTTAATACTTCTTCTGGAGATATAACTATGACTTTACCAGCAGGTTCTGCTGGAGCGATTGTAGCAGCACAAGATTATAATAATACTTTTGATTCAAATTCTTTAACTATCCGAGCAGCTGGAAGTAATAAAATAAATGGTGGAACAGGAGGTGGAAAAATTGTACTTAACACTGAAGGAGAAGGAGTTACTTTGGTTTATGTAGATGACACGATTGGTTGGAGATCTATAGAACAATCTGTATTTACCGATCAAAGTGTTACAGCAGAATATATTGTGGCTACAGGTGGAACAATTACAACTTGTGGAGATTTCAAAGTTCATAGATTTACAGGCCCTGGAACTTTCACTGTTAGTGAAGCAGGAAATGCTTGTGGTTCAAATCAAGTAGATTATTTAGTTGTAGCTGGTGGTGGAGGTGGAGCAGGAAGAGATGTATCTGGAGGTGGTGGTGCAGGTGGTTTTAGAACTTCTAATTTTTGGGGTTTACCTTCTCCAACAACTTCGCCTTTGGCAAACCCAACTGGTGTGGTTGTATCAGCAACAGGATATCCAATATCTGTTGGTGGCGGTGGAGGTGGAGCAACGTGTCAAGCAGGACCAGGAAATCCAGGAAGTAATTCATCAGCTTTAGGAATTACATCAACATCTGGTGGAGGCGGTACGGCTTTTGCGGGACCTAATGCAGCCCAACCAGGAGGATCTGGTGGTGGGGGCGGTAGATGTTCTCCAAGTAAATTTGGATCAGGAAATACACCTCCTGTAAGTCCACCTCAAGGAAATCCAGGCGGAGCAGGTGCTCCTGGAAGCGGTAACGCTGATGGCGGTGGTGGCGGAGGCGGAGCTGGAGCTGCAGGATCTCCTGGAAATCCAGGAACAGGTAATGGAGGAATTGGTTCTTTTATATCACCATCTTTTGCAACCCCTGGAGAAGGCACACCAGGACCTGTAGGATCAACAAGATATTTTGCTGGTGGTGGAGGTGGAACTCAACATAGAAATCAAAACCCAGCTAATCCTGGAGATGGAGGTGCTGGTGGTGGAGGAGAGGGAGCTCCTTCTGGCCCAGGACCAAATGGAGTCACTAACACTGGTGGTGGTGGGGGTGCAAGTAGAGGAGCCCCTGCAAATGGTGGAAGTGGAGGAAGTGGTATGGTTATAATAAGATACAAATTTCAAAATTAATAAATTATGAGTGAAGTAAAAGTAAATAAAATTAGTCCAAGAACAAATTGTGGTACAGTTACTGTAGGAGATTCAGGTGATTCAGTATCTGTTACAGCTGGTGTACCAGTAACAGTTAATGGAGATTTAAAATCAAACGCATTAAAAGCAACTGATGGTGGGAGTATAATTTCTCAATCAGGCACTTCTATAACCATTGGCGCAAGTGGTGATACGGTATCTCTTGCAAGTGGAGCATCTCAAACAGGATTTGGAAGAGCAGGTTCTGTAGACTGGCAGACAGGATCAATTAAGACAAGTACATTTACTGCAGCAGATGGTGAAGGTTATTTTTGTAATACAACATCATCAGCTTTTACAGTAAATTTACCTGCAGGTTCAGCTGGAGCTATTGTAGCTGTTAATGATTATGCACAGACAGCTGCAACAAACAAAATTACAATTTCAGCAAATGGATCAGAAAAAATTGAAGGATCAACAGATGATCATCAAATAGTAACTAATGGTGTAACAGCTACATTAGTTTATGTAGATAGCACTAGAGGTTGGAAAGTTGTGGACACAGGAGAAAGTTCTAATTTACCTGCAGAAGCTTTGTTTACAACAGCAACAGGTGGAACAATAACAGAATGTGGAGATTTTAAAATTCATACATTTACAGGACCTGGTACTTTTTGTGTTTCACAAGTAGGAAATGGACCCACTAACCCTTCAGGTGGACCTAACACTGTTTCATATCTTGTTGTAGCAGGAGGAGGAACTGGAGGATATGCAAACACTGGAGACGGTGGAGGAGGTGCTGGAGGTTTTAGAGAAGGAAGAGATATAGGTCCTTCTTACACAGCTAGTCCTTTAGTTGCTCCAGCAGGTCTTACAATAACTGCGTCACCTTTTTCTGTTACAGTAGGTGGTGGAGGATCTGGATCTAGAAACCCAGGATCAAATTCAGTTTTTTCAACAATAACATCAGCTGGTGGTGGTGCGGGAGCAAACAATGGAGATAGATCTAATATAGATGGTGGTTCAGGTGGTGGTGGAAGAAAAGATGGTGGACCTTTTGCTGGTGGATCTGGTAATACACCTCCTGTTAGTCCGCCACAAGGAAATGGTGGTGGTACAGGCCAACCTCAACCAGGAGCTGGAAGAGGTGGCGGTGGTGGCGGTGCTGGTGCTGCTGGAGGAAATATTTCAGGTAATAATGGAGGCCCAGGTGGAAATGGTGTATCAACTTCAATAACAGGGTCATCGGTTGCAAGAGCTGGAGGCGGTGGTGGTGGAAATGAAGCTGGATCAGATGTACCAGGCGGAACTGGTGGTGGAGGAATAGGAACCAGAGATAATGGTCCACCTGCACAAGATGGAACAACTAATACTGGCGGTGGTGGCGGTGGTGATAATGGTAATGGTGGTTCAGGAATTGTAGTTATTAGATATAAATTCCAATAGTTGAATGGAGAAAATTTTTAATATATAATAGGAGTTAATTATGGCACATTTCGCAAAACTAGGAGCAAACGGAAAAGTTATTCAAGTATTAACACTTGATAATAAAGATATGCTTAATGCTGATGGTTTAGAGGATGAATCAGTAGGACAACAATATTTGGAGACACATAATAATTGGCCTGCACAAATGTGGATTCAATGTTCTTACAATACATCTGGTAACACACATTCGTCTGGAGATAATTCAAAAGCATTTAGAGGAAATTATGCAAGTATCGGAGGTGAATGGGATGAAGATAATCAAATCTTTTGGCCTAAAAAACCTTATGCATCTTGGGTAAAAAATACTACAACTGCTAATTGGGATTCACCAATAGGTGATGCTCCTACGTTGACTGAAGAACAAGAATCACAAAACGCAGCAGATACTCATTCATGGCACTACGTTTGGAATGAAGAAAACACAACCTGGGATTTGACAGATCTAAAAGCATAATTTATATCTGAGGTGGTGCAGAAGAAAATATTAACAGAGCAGGCTTTATATTTTGGTGATGTAACAATGCCTAAAAATTGGGACATTGACCGAGATAAATTATCAGGCGACATCTTACAATCACAAATTCAGAACAAACAATTTCCATTCTCTCGAACTTGGGATATGTTGAATACCTATATAAGAGATCATATTGGTCTTGAGTATGGTGTTAATTTAATTAATAAAGAAACGTGGGGTAATATTTATAAACCTGCTGAAACTACAATTCCATTATTAAATATAGATCCAGTAGATCTACGTAATTCACCAGACTTCACATTATTGTATGGCGTAAAAGTGAAAGATTGTAATGTTAAAATACATTATGAAGATAATAGACGTAAAGGAAGAAGTTGGGATATACAGTTGACTAATAATAAATTTATTATGTTTCCATCAACCAATATGTATTACTTAACCAATAATCAAAAAAATAGTTTAAATTTCATACAAACTATAACTTATGAATTTATCTAATTATTATTGGTATTTTAAATCTGTTTTAACACCAAAGTTTTGTGACGATGTGATAGCTTATGCTAATCAACAAAAAGAAGTTATGGCTTTAACTGGT